ATGAAAAACTACTATCACCTTTTGTCTTTCGATGACGATTTAGCTAATGATGCAGCCAACGATCTGTTAAAAGAAGGTTGGGATATCGTTCATGTTGGTACAAAATTAGTTAAAATTTTGGATAATGGGCAAGAGTACTACAATACTGAATACGTTCTGGGCGGAACTAAAAATCAGTATGAAAAATATTTAGAAGATTGCCAGCAGTCCGAGTTAGATTATTTTTAACTTATGTTTTTCTGCGGTTATTAGCTAAATACTTTTGTTCTCTATCAATTAGGTAGAGAACTTTTTTAATTTCAGTGTAAGAAAACTTTTCTAGTTCAATACATTGATTAATTACAGACATTAAATTCTTTTGTTTATTATTTAAATTCTTCTTTTGGATTTTTAAAGAATAAAGTTCTTTCATATCTTCCATATTGTTTATGCTCCTTTCTGCTATACTCCTATTAAGGAGGTGAATTCGTATGAAGTTAAAACACGATTGCATACGTGAAGTTCTTTTAGTTATAGAGAGTGATTTAAAATTAAATAATGTTCTAGATAATGAAGACCTAGAAAATACAATTAAAAATTTCTCACGTGAAGACATCGAATACACTGTTAAACAATTGACCGGTGCAGGTTATATAGACGCTGAATTCTATATGGAAGGTTATTTTGTTAAACATATGAATTTTTCAGGTCACAACCTTTTGGATGATGTTAGAGATGTCGAAGTTTGGAGAGAAACTAAAGCTAAAGCGTCAAAAGTTTCTTCGGTTTCAATCCCTATAATTCAACAAATCGCATCGTCAGTCGTTAACAAGATGCTCGGGCTATAGTAATTTAAATTCAACACCGTCTATTTGAACGAACAGATTATCTAAGTCAGGTATTTTCTTTTTATATAAATCAAACCTTGATTTGATATCTGCTAATAAATAATGTTCCAAATTCCCAATTGATAATAGTCGTCTATTACCTTCTTCGTCATAGTAGTAATAGATGACTTTTTTGTTTTGAGCTTGCAATTAAACCTGCTCCTTTCGTGTATAATGTTGTTATCTCCTACAGAGAGGAGGTAAGGAATCTATATAAAACCTGTTATCATAGAATCGCGGACAGAACACCGAAAATCAGAGCCACAAGTGACAGAGTTAACATCAGTAAATAAGGTAAGTGCTCTTTCCAACCCCAAGGATGGTTTTTTAAAGAAGTTTTTATATCATTTAAAATCTTAAACATTTGAAATCCTCCTTTTTCGTCACTCTTTAATTGGAGTGGCGTTGATTTTTTTGTCTAACTTTTTCAATGCTAATTTGTAAATAACTGAAGCATGTTCGGTTTTAAAATGAGATTCAGCAATAATTTTCAATGTTTCTAATTTATTTCTTGCATCACCGTATGTGGTACTTTCTGATAGAACACCTTCTAAAATTTGTTGAACTCGATAATCTAAAAGTTTTAAGTCTTTATTGATGCATTGTTCGACACACTCTTCTTTGGTTAATGTGATTTGTTCCATAGTTTCCTCCTGTTACGACATTTGTACAGGTTTCTGTACATTTTGTTCAAAAAAATATCTACCTACTTTTGTTGGTGGGATTTCTAATAATTCACAGATTCGTTTTATTTCCCATTGTGTAAATAAATTTTTTCCTTGCAACTTGTGATTAATAGATGTCCTTGAAATAGGGATTGCGTTCGCTAAAGAACTTTGGCTATATCTATACTCTGCCATTCTTTCGTACAGCAAACTATAATCGAAATTGTATATCATAAACTCACCTCCCTTCTTGTTCGGTTTTCTGTACAAATCAATTAAAACACCTTTGTTTAAATAAGTCAACACATAAAATACATTTTTCTGTACAATATTTGTTAAAAATTATTGATAATCGTCATTGTACGTAGTATTATGTTCTTAGGAGGTGTTCAGAAATATGAACAGTTTTAAGGATAGATTAAAGCAAATTATGTCTGAACGGAAGATATCTCAATCAGAGCTATCAAGAAGGACTGGTATTGGTAGAAACTCAATTAGCGATTATTTAAACGGAAAATATGAAGCGAAACAAGACAAAGTCTTTGAACTAGCAAAGGCTTTAAACGTTAACGAAGCGTGGCTTATGGGGTTTGATATTTCTAAGAATAGAAAAATTGAAAATAACGACATCACTTCCATATACAGTAAACTCACGCCTCCAAGACAAAGCAATGTACTAAAATATGCGACTAATCAATTAGAAGAACAAAATAATGACAGTGATAATCTGGTAGATTTCAATTCTTACATTCAAGAAAAATCCGAAGTGGATATATATGGTTGTGCGTCAGCTGGTATTGGCGAAAGATTATATAACGAGCCTATTTCAAAAGAATTCGTAAGAGGTTATGTCCCCGCACATGATATAGCTTTAAAAGTAAATGGAGACTCAATGGAGCCGTTATTTAAAAACGGACAAATTATATTCATTGAAAAATCTCACACTATCAAAGATGGACAAATAGGCGTCTTTATTATAAATGGAGATGCTTACGTAAAGAAAGTTTATGTAGAAGATAATAGATTAACGTTGGTTTCTTTAAATAAAAAGTATAAAGATTTATATTTTTATGATAACGAAAGTGTGAGGTTAGTTGGAAAAGTTATTTTATAGGAGGTAGTAAAATGAAACCTAGAAAGCAAGATGAAAAAATATTATCAGATCAATACAGTTACTTTGAACCAATAATCAGCGACAGTTGCGACATAAAATTCGACGAAAACAAGAGGAGAATGGGTTCTATATTCATTTCACATGAAGAGATTTGTTTTATAAGGAAAGAAGAAGATTATATATTCAAAATCTCATTATCAGAGGTGATAGATTATAACACTGTTGTTACTATTTGGAAAAACCAAGCTTTTTTTAACATTAAACGATAATAGAAAATTAACAGTTTATTTCGTAACAAACTCTCCTTTAACAGGATTCATCTCAATTTTAAAAACTTATATGCAATTATCTAAGAATAAGGAAACAATTATCTCGAATGATTGTCTACCTATTAATGATGATGAACAAACTAAAGTTGAAATTTTCGACGTCGTAGGATTAAATTATGAAGGTCGTAGAAAAGAATTAAAGAAACTTATCAAGAAAATGAAAAATAACGACGATTTCTTTTTCTTATATAGTGATTTGAAAGGAAATGAACTTAAAGAAGAATTACTTTATGAAGACAAGGTGTATGAAATTTCTGATTACGAGGTTATTCCTGGTGTATTCTTACAAAAAGAACCGGATAATCCTTATGATGAAAACGCGATAAAAGTTATGATTTCAAATGAATACTCTGAATTTCACGTTGGATATGTACCTAGAGAGTATGCTTCAAGATTAGTCAATCATATGGACAACATCGTTTCTTGTAACGCATATATTAATGGTGGTAAGTATAAAACTTTAGATTATTTAGAAGAGAAAATCGTTACTAAAGAATCAGACTATGGATTACGAGTACATTTAGAATACAAAGTTTGAGATAGGTAAAGATTGTATTTTTATAAGTAATTACTATAAATAATAGAAAATTCATTTCACAGGAGGGTTTAACATGGATTTTAAAGAAGTTGACATTAACATTGAAGAGTGGGAAATGGTTGAAATCCCCTTTTATACAGAAGAAGAACTGACTTATAGATTGAACAATGGTTTACCTATAACTAAAAGTGAACTTGAAGAACAGGAGTCGAAAAAATGAGTACTTATAAAGAAATTGAACACTTACACATCAATACTGGTGGTAAAGAGCTTACTCAAGAGCAAATAGAAGAGGCTAAAGCTTTTATAGACAGTCAAGAATTTAAAGATATGATTCGAGAAGCTAAAGAATCACATCAAAGAGTTATGGAGTCTAAAATCACTGATAGAACTAAATTGTGATTAACAGCGCCTGTGTGGCGCTTTAATATAAAAGACGTCTATTTCAGCAGTGTTTGAAAGGAAGTTTATAATGAAAATAACTAATTGCAAAATAAAAAAAGAAACTATAGTATATGAAGTTTTAACTAGTGGTAATCAACCATTCACTTATGAGTTACCTAAAGATTTATCGTCACATAATGCGCGTAAATACTTGGAATTTATTTCACAAAAAATAGATGGAGATAAGTTAACCAAAGAAGATTCATTATGATTTTACTAAATAAAAAAACGCCTACTAGTGTAGACGTTGAATGGTGGTGAGAATTTTATGGCGGATAAAAACAAAAAACAAGAAGCTACCCGTAGTAACCCAATAAACAAAAGTTTTGAAAAGCCGGGTGCCAGCGAAAACTTAAAAAGCACTTTATCAGAAAAAGCTAAGAAAAAAGATTAATATTCATTCATTAAATATAAATCCAATTTAATTTGTTGTTTAAGGTCTACAAGTGTATGTTTAATATACAATTCATCGTTTGACGGTAAATCAGATACTTTGAAATCTTGTCGCTCAACCTCTAGTAAATCGAAATCGCTACCAGCTGAATTATAGGTTTTAAGTTCACCCTCTTCAATGATTCTGTTTTCAAAGTCTTTAATAACTATAAATACTGGTTTACCGTTGTTATTAAACAACTTGTCTCTTTTGTCTAATAAGCTTATACAATCCAAATTCAAAAACTTTCTTGTTTCATTAATTAACCAGATAATGAATTTAACAATTAAAGGATTAAATACAAGCACTGTTAAAACAAAAATAATTAGAAACCAAATATTTGCTTTTAGACCTGTAAGCAACTGAAGTAAACTCAAATTTTTTAAATCAACATTATTAAAAATTATAAAAGTATAAAACCATATCAAACATGTTTCAATAGAAAAAATCAATAATACAGGAGTATTGATAATCTTGTTTTTTTCACTAACTAAACCTATCATTGTTAGATATTTATATGGTATGTAACCTAAAACTCCTGTAAGAAGAAGCGCCCCTAGAAATTGAGTCATCTTATCACCTACTTTTTATTTTATTATAACATATTTAGTACCTAGTACTAAATTTTGGGTAGCCCACCTACCCTTATTATTTTTTACAAATTTACAGAACGTACGTTCTCTCAGGAGGTATAAACATGTGGATTGAAAAATTTAAAAACAAAAATAACAAAACTAAATACAGATATTACGAGAAGTACAAAGATCCATACACAGATAAATGGAAGCGCGTAAGTGTTGTGTTGAACAAGAATACAAAACAATCTCAAAAAGAAGCAATGTTTCGTTTAGAAGAAAAAATAAAAGAAAAACTGAACAACAAGTCGTCAAGCGAATTAAAAACTTTGACTTTTCACGCGCTATTAGATGAATGGCTTGAATATCATATAAAAACATCAGGTTCAAAGTTGACTACTCTTAATAATATAAAAATAAGAATTAAAAACATTAAACGATACTGCTCTGAGAACTTGCTTTTAAACAAACTTGATACAAAATATATGCAGATATTTATTAATAAATTATCAGATATCTATTCTCAAAATCAAGTAACCCGTCAACTCGGAGATATGAAAGGAGCTATTAAATATGCAGTTAAATTTTACAATTATCCAAATGAATATTTGTTAACTAATGTCAAAATTCCTAAAAGAAGAAAAACAATAGAGGATATTGAAAAAGATGAATCTAAAATGTACAACTATTTAGAAATGAACCAAGTCCTACAGATACGTGATCATATACTAAATGATAATAAGTTACAAAAGCGAAATCGCATTTTAATTGCCAGCATCTTAGAAGTACAGGCTTTAACTGGTATGCGCATAGGAGAACTACAAGCACTGCAGGAAAAAGATATAGATTTATTAAACAAAACTATCAATATAACAGGTACAATTCACCGCATTAAATACGAGAAAGGATTCGGATACAAAGACACTACAAAGACTATAAGTTCAAAAAGAAGTATCAGCATCAATTCTAGAACCGTAGAAATTTTTAAAAAGATAATACTGGAAAACAAAATGTTGAAAAGATGGAATTCGAGCTATGTTGACAGAGGGTTCATATTCACAACAAAAAAAGGGAATCCTTTATGTAATAATCAAATCGCCGGTGTGCTTAAGAAAACTACAAAAGCTTTAAATATGAATAAGAAAGTTACCACGCACACATTTAGACATACACACATAACTTTATTAGTAGAAATGAATGTTTCTTTAAAAGCAATTATGAAAAGGGTAGGACATGTAGATGAAAAAACAACCATTCGCATATATACTCATGTAACTGAAAAAATGGATAGAGAACTAACTCAAAAACTCGAAAACATTCCAAGTTAGCTTAAATCTGCCCTTTTTTTGCCCTTATATTTTTTACAAGCTTTATAAAACGCTTGAGAACACTGGCGTTAAAGCTTTTCTTGAAATAAACATATCATCATAATGAGATGGTTCAAAAATTTGATTAACAATTAATGGCTTCATATTTCTAACAATGTCATCTAAGTGATTTTCTAAAATTGGTGAAGCTGTTTTTAAGTTATTTAAAAATTCATCTAAATTTTTAAGTTTACTTTTTAAAACTTCAAGGTTTTTATCAATTTCGTCGACATTTATTCCCATAGCCTTTATCTTTATTTTCATTGTTACTTTGTATATTAAACTGCTTATTTCATAAATATGTCTCACAGCTGTTTCTACCGAATGTATAACTTCAAGAATGTAGTTTAATACTGGTTCAAAATAATTATTGTAAGCTTCTTGAACATAATCACTAATTTTGTTAACTGCATTATCAATATGGTTTTTTAAAATTGTCATTTTTCTAGTTAAATAATTAGAAGATTGTACTTGACCCGAAATCATATGTTCACCGCTATAATTAATAGATAAGTTTCCATCCATTACCGTTGCATCTTGATGAGACATTATATTTTTAATATCGGTTATCTGCTCTCCATATACATCATTTTGTTTTTTTACAAAATTTATATTATTATTCACAACATTTAAATGCTTCATCATTTCCTCTGTCACGCCATCTTCAAAATCATGATCTAAATTTTTAAACATTTCTTTAATTACGTTATCCAATGAATCATGTAAACTTTCTATGCCACGTTGTAATTTTTTATCTAAATCTTCAAGCATTTCTTCAATAGTATTTAATTCAAAAATAAGGACTGCAACTGATGAAAATATGAAAGCAATTCCAACAAGATTTTTTTTGACATTATCAATTGCGCTAAATGCATCCTTTTTCAAAGAAGTTAATTCTCTACTCATTCCTTCAAGGATATCAACTTCGACAATCTTTTTAAAATCTTGTTTAAGTTTATGTTTTCTTTCTCCAAAATTAGCATTTTCAACCTGTGAAATATTATAGCTCTCATTCAAATAATTTACACAATCGGTTAACATATTACTTGTTTCACCAGTTACCAAATTACTTAATGCACTAAGATTTTCTAGATTTAATTTTATAGGAGTCCCTTTACCCGTTCTCGCTATTGAATCTCCTGTCCACACATTAATTGGAATTCTATCATCCATATTTATATCGATTTCAATAGTTTTTTTGACTTTTTTACCATTTTTAATCATAGTATCTTTAACTGATTTAATTTTATAAACTGCTAAATCCTTATAAGTATTATATCTTGGATTTAATTTTCTTTTATAACCTAAATGACTATTTACTAATCCATCCATCGTTGGCACACCAGTTTCTAAATTCACTCGTTTTCCTAGTGTCGGAGTGGCAAATGGATCCTGCAGCCAAGATAAAATATCAAACTTACTATGATAATTAATCATATTTTCAAAGTTTTGAGATTTGAAATTTTCCCATATTGACTTTGGTAACATGGCAGGGTTTGTAGAAACTATATTTTTATTCGGGTTAATCATCCCTTGGTGGTTAGCACTTGCTCCCCCTTGAGAATTGCCTCCATCAGACTTAATAGTTTTGTTTTTATACGTAGACGGATTTTTCTTATATTTCCTTAAAAAATCAGAGCTTTTAAGTGTATCTGCATCTTTTAGTTTCTGTTCATACGATTTAATATAAGCATTATTTTGTTCTAATAAAGAAGTTGACTTATTTTTATCATTCATTAACTTTATATTTTCAATCCAATCATCAGCAACCTTCCCACGAAAAGGATTGTTGCTTCCGATACTCTTATTATTATTTGTACCTTGGAAGATAATAGCTTGTTGTCCTGTTAATTCATTATTGCTATTTACCAATTCAAAAACTTTTGCATCTGTACCACCAAAACTTTTAGAATTAGGATTGTCTGAATAATCTTCAATTAGTCTATATTTATTATTATTTACTCTAATTACATATCTTTTGTCCAAATCTTGATATGCCCAGTATCCACTTAATTCTGCTAAATCTCTATCATTAATTTTTTTCAT